CGGACTCAATGTTTGACGCACCATACGGTACAATGACATCTTCTGCAGATATGTATATAGCCGCCTGACGGCCCATATTAGGGTCAAAGTAGACCTTCTTGAACGCCGACCCAGCCAATCCAAGGCTATACAGCATCCGTTCATGTTCGGGGCGATATTCTACCATACGCTCCGTCAACTCGTAATTCATGTCCGCCTTCACGCGTGACGCGGCTTCTTCCTTCTCCTTGGTTTCTTCCCCAAGGATTTTTGTCTTTACTGGTCCCGCAGCGGGGAACGTTTCAGACATTGTTTCTGCTTGGAACCGTATCGCGGCCTCGGCAAGTACGGTAGAGAACACACCACACGCGCCTTACCATGGGTCTGTGCGTTCCTCATACTTGAAGCCCAGCACATCCAGACCCTTGACGAACGTATCCGCCCAATCTTTGCGGCTATCTATATCGGACTGTACCTGCCCCATGAGGTCATCAGACAAGGACGACAGGTCGCTATCTTCCATAATCTCGGCTAGGTTGGCACCGAACTCGGTAAAATCTGCTTCTGTACCGGGGATTATGGTTATCTCCATACCCCCATCGGATAGGGTTACAGCCTCTGGGTCAATGATTTCAATCTCCAGTTCGGGGACTTCCATTTCTTCCATATCTGTAAGTTCTTCATCCATCCCGAGCGGGGCAGAGAATATTCCTTTTTCAATAGCCATAGCTTACCTCTTAATAATATCCGCCGCTGCGCTGTTTCCAGTATCGGGGTTCTTCTGGTTCGTCCGTGGGTAGTCGGATAAAGCCACCTTGCCTGAACCGCATCAGAGCCATAACCGTCGAATCCACGAGGTCATCATTACTCATAAACGGGAATCCTGCAATCTCTTCCACTACTTCCTCTGCCCACCGTGTCTGTGGCACCCACACAAGCTCGGACGCAATTATGTCCGCTACAGAGTTGAGGCGTGCCGTCTTATCCCCTGACCCCCTGTGGGGGGTATACTCCGATATGGGTAGACCCATACGCCGCATTTCTTGGTACAGGGCTACGCCAGAGCTTTTCTTCTCAACTATGAACGAATCTGGCTCCCAGTCCATGTATTCTTCCATAGCAAGCTGTTTAAGCTCTGGGAACTCCATACGCTGTTTTATGCTATTTAACAATATAATATTGTACGCGTTGGTTTCCTCGTTCAAGAAAACACCCCATGTGGTAAGCGCTGTATAGTCTGCGCGGTTGTGCTTCTCGGCTGCGGCATCAAGCGACATTATAATATATTCACAGGGTGGCGGCTGGTCGTGTGTCCATTCCTGCCACCACTCACGTTTAACGATAGCGGCTTCTTCTGCGGTAGGCTGCTGCTGGTACTGCGCGTTCCACTGGAACGTAGGCATCGACGCCTTGGTGCGTAGCAGCGCCTCTAAATCGAAGAACTCAGGCCACAGAGGCTTTTGTACTTCCTTCTTCGTCTTTTTGTTGAACGTGTCTAAGATCGCGGGAAACTCGACTACCTCGTATTGGTCTGACCGTTCGTTCTGCACCATGTCCCGCACAACGCGTCCTGTCAGGTCATCCATGTGCCAACGCGTCTGGATTATTGCAACCCTACCGCCCGGCATAAGGCGAGTACGGGCACCGAAGGTGAACCACTCATAGGCTTTCTCGAACACCTCGAAGTTTCCGTTAATAACGTCCTGCTCAGAGTGAGGGTCATCAACAAGCAGAAGATCAGCACCACGACCAGCCAATGCTGACCCAATACCACACGCATAGTATTCACCTCCTACGTTTGTGTTCCACCGTCCTGCTGACTTACTATCCTGTGCTAGTTGCACGGTAGGAAATATAGAACGGTACTGATCTGTAGCGATCAGGTTACGCACTTTACGGCCAAAATCCACCGCGAGGTCCGTGGTATGGGACACCATCATCACCTTTTTGCCGGGATTTCGCCCCAAAAACCACGCTGGGTAGAAGATCGAAACAAGCTGGGATTTGCCGTGTCTGGGGGGTATATTCACGCAAACCCGGTCCTTATCGCCCTTCTCAATACCCATTAACATGTTAGCCAGTATGCGATGGTGCTTACCAACTATGAAATCAGGCATCATCAACTTGCAAAACTCTATCAGATCGTCATACGCAGCTTTATTTGCAGTACGGTTATGCAGTTCATCCACCATTCGGTCAATTTCTGCCACCTCTTCGTCACTAAACGTGTCCAGATTGGCCAACATGACCTCGATATCGGCCTCGTCAAAGTCCAAAGCCTCAGTCATCGTCGTCAAACCCAAATTCTTCGGCTGTATCCAGCAGTTGAGCCTCTATAACCGTGGCATCTTCTACCTCTGGTTGTGGATTTACCAGTTTTGCGAGTTTACCGCGTAGTTTTTCCTTGATGTCATCGGTTGTTTGGTGGGTAATCGTGACTTCAGACTTCTCAGTAAACAACCCTACGTCTGATATCTTACCAAGAAGTTCCAGTGCACGCATACGTACCCGTGGATCAGGGTTTTCGCTCTCAATGATGAGCTTATTAGTCACCAGATTGCGCAGTTGCTTGGCGGATTCGACCACAGAATGGTTAAATTCGTCTATGATGTTGCTTGTTAGGCGCACAGAAGCAGGTGTTAGGGCCGCTGCACGCTTATTCGTCACCTTCTTAGATGTTTTGTCGGGGTCTTGGGCGTATGCAGTAGCTAATGTAGCAGCTACTTCCTTATCTACCTCGTCGGGTTCAAGGTCCGCACCATGTTTTTCGAGTTCGTCAACGGTTTTACCCAGTGCATCTGCACGCTCTGGTAGAGGTATGTGTTTCACCTCATCTTCTAGGGGAACCCCTAGCTCTGGAATAGCATTCATTGTCATAGTACGTCGCAGGTTGGTAACCGATAACGCAATAATAGGGTACAAAAAATTTTTTGACAAGGGTTTTGAAAAAGAGGTGGGGGGTGTCCTGTGTGGGGCAAACGTAAAAGTTGGTCCATATTTGAGCGTATTAGTATTATACAGGATAGCGCGGAGTCCCACATGACAGCGCGGTGGGTGGGGTAGGTGTACCCTCGACAGATTAGGATTTTCGGGCATCTGCCCGAATTATCTTTTAGTGATATCTAGTGTGGTTTGATTGCTTTTAGTGGGTAAACCTATTGCGTAACATGTTATGACATGGCATAAAGGTTTCATCAGGACGGCGAGGCAATGGGCCAAGCGCTGATTTATTTGGAGTAAATCAAATGACAATTTCTAAGCTTGTAAACGAACTGACTAACACTGGCGCAAAGATGGGCGTCGAAAATATCTCTGCTCTTGAGGCGGGTGGCATGAAAGCGGCGCATACTGCCGAGGGTAAACTGACAGCGACATACGCGGCCATGTATGCCGCTAACATACGCCCGACAGATTACCTGTCGCACAAGAACAGAGAGAGCACCGCGACAGCGGAGGCATACGCGGAGCGCGGCAATATCGCGGCCATGATATGTTACACCAAAGCGGAGCGCGCTCAACTGTCGGTTAAACTTCCAAAGGATGCGACAGCGGAGGAAAAGGCGGCGCGCAAACAATTGCAGGATCGCAAGACCGAATTGCTCAAGACCATACGCCGCGGTCTTATCACACAAGATAAGATCAATAATCCAGAGGCGTACGCGACAGGCGCGGCGGATCGTAAAGAGGCCATCGAAAAACTTGGCATCGCCATCGACACCGCAGAAAAGATCATGCAAGGCGAGGGATTGCCCGAGTGGTTTGACGCGCCAGAGGCGGTTGCAGTAATCAAAGCATTCCGCAATAAATACCGCGTACCAACAAAACAGACTGTCGATATCGACAGCATCATCTAACAGACTATCGGGTCGGCCTTCGGGTCGGCCCTTTTTTTGTGCCTAAATTTCCCCCATGTTTTCGGGCATCTGCCCGAAAGATTGATACCAGTATCCTGAGTAGCGCCACGCATTACGTGTTGCGTATTGGTACGGCATGTGATACCTTGGCATTGGCTCATACCATAACGCCTGTACTGGCCCGCTTCGGCGGGTCTTTTTTTATTCGGGCATCTGCCCGAAAGATATGATACCAGTATCCTGAGTAGCTCTGCGCCTAACACGTTTTACTCTTGTACCACCAACACTGCGCATAAGATGTCACCATATGGCATTTCGGGCAACTGCCCGAAACTTGTGATACCAGTATCTTGAGTAGCGCCACGCGTCTAAGTCATTGAAAACAAAGGAATGTATCATTTGTACCACTCGTGTACCACTGCAAATGGGGTCTAAGTCATTGATTTCAAAGCAATGTAGCGTTTGTACCACTTTTATAAGTATATATATCTTCTTTTTATTGAAGGGTAAGAGAAGGGGCTTCTGGCCTAAAAACCCCATCACAAATCTAGGTATATCGTTATGGTACAAACGTAACATTGCTACATTCGTTTAATATCAATCACTTACAGACCACCGTGGTGGTACATGATGGTACATACAACCTTACGCAACCTTACACCACCAAACCACAAAACTTGACACAGCCTGATACTTATGCTATACTGGTTATAAGTTAGGAGTAATCCTAGCCCAACCAAGCAAAATTCAAATCAACTTTCGGGCAACTGCCCGAAACACATGGAGGAACTAAAATGTCAAAGACCGTAACTGCACAAGGCTTCGCATGGTGTGGCAAGACACGCACCCATTCAACGCTCGTAACCTTTGAAGCGCGTAACCGCGTGGAGGCTGAAAACTGGATCAAGTACCAACGCCGTTGGATGAAAGACTTGAAGATTGTGCGCAACAACGACCAGTCTATTCTGGACGATCTGTTAGCATCTTATGGGGAGGCAGCATAATGGCACGTAAACATTATACCCCCGAATGTGTTGGCTGCGGTGAAGTGTTCAGTGTTCGCCGTGCACGTCTTGGCTACAATGTGTGTCTGGAGTGTGGCGACTACCAAGCCACAAAGCAACGCGCCAGTTGGTGCGTAGTACCGCTTCCCAAGCAAGGCTACACCCGCGTCACCAAAAAGGACGAGTTACTTAGCCTTAACCAGAAAACACGTTAGCGTGTGATCTACCATCAAACTGTATTACTTGACACATCCCGATACTTGTGTTATATTAGGTGTACGAGCAATACCAAGAACACCTTAATAAACTTTCGGGCAGTTGCCCGAAACTCAAATGGAGAAAGACAATGAACACTGACTATGAAATTAACAACCAATTACTGCAAGACGCAGAAACGGCGGCGAAGGATTATTGGGATGTAGATAAGGGCACGTTACGTGACTGCATCGCCCAAGCACCGTCAATCAGTTCAGCGGCAATGATCGTGGACTTCAACGCATCCGTATGGACTGCGCGTAAGAAAGACCGCAAGGCATCGGATGATGTCACCAACATGAACGCTGCGGACAAGGGCGTGGCCAATGTGACTAAGAACCTACTAGGTGACTGCGATGAGTTGACCGCCGTCCAGAAGTTCGCAGGTAACGTGCGTAACATACACTACAGCATGACCATGCCATGGTCTGACAACGGCTCCCGACTGCTGACCACGCAGCAATACTTCAAGTACAACGAAGTGATGACTGACCTGCAGCAAGAGTTCGAGCGGTTGGTGGACGAGTTCCTGACTGTGTACGAGTGGAAGATCATGGACGCGCAAGCCAAGCTAGGTGCTATGTTTCACCGTGACGAGTATCCCACGCGTGACAGTCTGCGCGACAAGTTCGGGTTCCGTGTGTCCTACGTGCCGTTGCCTGACAGTGGCGACTTTCGGATTGACATTGGCAACGAGGCTATGGTCACACTGCAAACCCAATACGAAACACACTACACGCAAGCTATCAAGACCGCGATGAATGACATATGGCACAAGCTGCATGACAACCTGACCACACTTGTGCGGCAACTCGACGTGAACGAGGAAGGTAAGGGCAACCGCCTGTATGACAGTGTGTTTGACCGAGCTATCGAGCTGACCGAGATGTTGGGTACGTGTAACGTAACAGGTGATAGCCAGATGGAAGCCATGAAGCGGCAACTGGAACAGGCGTTTCATGTGTCGGGTGAACGCAGCTTGAACCTCGACCAGATCAAGAGAAGCCCGAGACTGCGTGAAGAAACACGTAACAAAGTCACCGCAGCTATCGCTGCTCTACCAAGTCTGGACATGTAATGTTTGGTGATTGGCAAGACCTTCT